ACATCACTGCCGAGTTCGACGCGAGAACCCTCGATAACGCCGCCTTGGAGGCCAAGATGACGTTCCTGACCCAAAATCTGGTGCCTCTTGATTCGATGGGCGTGATCGACCGAGCGCAATTGATCAAGGTCATGCTCGGCAGCGTAGACCAGAACCTCGCCAACCTTCTTGTCAGGGACATCGGCGCGGCGACGCAGATGGAGCAAGAAGACGAACAAACCGCCTTCGCCAAAATCGCCGCAGGCACCGAACCCCCGCTCAAGGAGGGCGGACAAAACGCGCAGGTAAGACTGCAAACCTTGCAGCAAATCATTCAGTCGAATCCCGCCGTCCAACAGCGCTACGCCCAAGACGAAATCTTCCGCAGCATGATCGACGCGAGAGCACAAGCCTTCCAGTTCCAGTTGCAACAGCAGCAAAACGCCGTCATCGGCCGCACCGGCGCGCAACCCGCGCTGCAAAAGATGGCGCAAGACCAGCAACTCGGCATGACCGCCCAACCCGCCGCCTAACAAATGCACCCAAACGTCAACATTCGCAACGTCGCCGGTCTCAACATCCCGCAGCACGACTATCTCTCGATCAGCTATTACGGCAGCACGAACAACATCCAGACCGTCACCTACAAAGAAGGCGGCAGCGGCGGCCAAACAGTCGCCACGCTGACGTTCTCCTACACGACAAACCCACCGACCACCAACGACGCGGACCTCGCTGCCGTCACCCGCTCTTAAATCTCAAATTTCTAATTTGTAATGGGCTTCGCCTTCAATCCGTTCACCGGCAACTTCGACCAGAAAGGTTCTGGCGGAGGCGGCGGATCTGCCTTCTTCGCAGGCGAAGTGGCAACCTATGCCGACCTCCCGCTCGACGGATCGGCCGCATTGGATAGCCGCTGGCTCGTCCGCTCGAATTCCGGAACGTGGCCCTTCAGCTCCTACAAACAAAGTGGCGTGTATGTGCGTAAAGCCATCGTTGGCGCCTCCCGCGACAACGACTACCAGCTCACCGACACGTCCTTCTTCGACGTCATGAGCGACAGCGCGTTCCTCATCTACGACGACGGAGACGCCACCAAGAATCTAAAGTTCGAACTCTCCGGCATCACCACCGGCACCACCCGCACGCTGACCGCGCCGGATGCCTCTGGCCGCATCCAGATCGAAGGCCAGCCCATCGGCAACACCACGCCAGCCGCGATCTCCGGCACCACAGGCTCCTTCACGTCGCTCACCGCCACACCCGCCGCCAACACCACCGCGCTGACCAGCACTGGCTACTCGCTGACAGGCAGCAACGCGCAGTCATTCGCCGACTTGTCTGGAACATGGAACACCACGGGAACACCGACCGCGCTGAAGCTCAACGTGACCAACACGGCCAGCAATTCCGCCTCGCTGCTGCTGGACTTGCAAACTGGCGGCACGAGCCGCGTCAGCGTTCGTCAGGACGGCAGGCTGAACGCGCAGTCATACCAAGTCGCCGCCACCACAGTGATTGAGCGTGTAGGCGGATTTAACACGCTGAACGCAAGTTGCATCGTCGGCTGGGGCGGAACAGGTTTTAACATAGGCAACACTGACCTGACCCTTGAGCGCGATGCCGCCGACGTTATGCACCAGCGCCGAGGAACCTCCTCGCAGGAATTTCGACTGGCGGCGACCTATACCTCAAGCACGAACTACCAGCGCATGACCATCAAGAGCGTGAAGCAAACGCTCTCCGCGCTCTCGGGCGCCTCGGCCACCACCACAGGCACATTCATCCCAGACGGCGCTGTCGTTGTCGGCGTGACCACGCGAGTTGCCACGGCCCTCACAGGCGCGGCGGGCTACACAATCGGTGACGGCACGGACGCCGACCGCTGGGGCGACATCACCGGCACCGCTGTTGGCACCACTAGCGACAACCGCAACTGGACCGCTGGGACCATCGAATGTTTCACCGCAGGCGGCAACATCACGCTCACCGCCAAGACCGCCAACTTCACCGCTGGCGCCATCGAAATATCCGTCTTCTACCTCGCGGGCGAAGCCGACTAACACTTTATGAGCCTCATCACCATCCCAACCAACGAACCGCCCGCCGCCCAGCGCATCGCGCTCGAGCTGCTCGGCAAGATCAACGCCCAGATCGACAGCCGCGTCCAAGCCCACAAAGGCATGTGGAGCGACTTCTGGCAGAACAACGCCGCGACACCGGAAGAAATTCTCACCGCCATGGGCACCAACGCCCATCTCCTCCTCGGCAGCGCCACCGAAAGCGTCCGCCACATCGACGCCGTTGCCCAGCTTGCGGCCAAAACCGCCGCCGACTTCCTAGAACCCGAAGAAATCAACGGCCTGCGCCCCATGACCGCCAACCCAGACGGCACCGTCACCCTGCAATGAACACCGTCACCCTGACCGCCGAACAAGCCCGCATCGTCATGCAGTGCTTGGATCTCGCCGTCAAAACCGGAGGACTGAACGCCGCCGCGCAGATCCTGCCGCTGGCAACGAGCATCGAGAAGCAACTCACGGAGGAAGCACCCGCTGCTGAATAATGAGGACTGTCACCCTACAGTCTATCCTTTTGCGCGCATGGCAGCGTGTCGGCAACGATGCGTCCACCATCGACGCCATCCCATCCGGCGCAAGAACCATGATGACCGCCGCCGCCAACGAACGCATCGCCGACTGCTGGGAGTGGGCGGATTGGCCAGAACTCATGCGCGTTGAAGAACGCACCGTCGAAGGCGATGAGACCACCGGCTACTTCATCCCTTACGAGCAGAGCGGCCAGACCGCCATGGGCGAAGTGTTTGCGGTCCTCCGCGACAACCCTGCGACACACGTCGCGCCCCGCCAGATTGGCTTCACCCTCCTCGGCGACAATGTGCGCTTCCCGCAAAGCACCGACCTGCCAACAACCGTCTGGGTCAACTACCGCGTGCGGCCGACCGAATACAGCGCAAGCAACCTCTCGGCGACAGTTCCCGCCGTCATCGCAAAAGCAGTCGGTTACCTGCTCGCCTCGGATCTGCAAACCGAAGACGGACAGCTCGACAAAGCACTCGCCATGGAACAGCTCGCCGAGTCCGAGCTGATCTCCCAGCGCGACAAATATTACTTTCAACAAGGCCAACCATCCACATGGACCGCCCGCGTCAACCAATACTAACCAACCAACACTATGGGATTCCCAAATAACAAAATCACCAACGGCCTCAGCGGCGGCGCATACATCGCCGACACAACGGCCCGCACCGGCGACTGGCTCGCCGTCCAGATTCTCGCCGATGCCAAGTTCCACACCTTGACCGGCAACATCGCCGACATTGCGAACACCACCGACGCCAGCGCCCCCGTTATTCCGGCGGGCACTATCCTCTTCGGTAAGTTCACCGCCCTCGACCTGCACAGCGGCCGCATCATCGCCTACACCGCCTAATGATCCTCGCCCCGACATTGTTGCTGAACGCTGGGTCCGGCGCCGCCATTGCGCGCCCGACCTTCAGCCGCGACTTTGCCGGTGAGAAGACCTTAAACAACGGCACCGGCCCCGCCATCACCTTCACGCGAGGCACCAACGCAACGTATTTCGACGCGACTGGCACGCTGCGCTTTGCGCCGAACAACCACATTCGTAATTCGCAGGCTGGTGGTTCGACCAATGGGGTGATTGGGAGTGGTGGGGCTTTGCCGACGAATTGGGAGAGAAACGCGGCTACCGGAATTGCGTATGAGGTTATATCATCAGGATCTTCCTCTGGTTTGAACTATGTTGATATAAAAATCTCCGGCACGAATACAAGCGGATCTACCGGCTTCATTATCGTTCGTTTTGACCCATCAAACCACGTAACAGGATCATCTAGCCAATCGTGGACTGGATCATTTTATGCCGCGCTAGTTGGAGGCAGTTCTTCTGGTTTTACCCAAGGCCCGCAAGTAATGTTGCAGGGATCAACAGCCGCTGCAGCCTTCGTTGAAAGCTCTCAAACAAACCTTTCGCTTACGTCTTCACTTGTTCGATATTCGCAAACAAGGACGCTTTCCGGCGCAACCACAGAGCGAGTAAATGTACAATTCTATGGGACGGTAGCCAACGGAGATTCCATCGACCTAACCCTCCGCATAGCCGCCCCGCAGCTAGAGCTAGGTTCCACCGCCACAGACTACAACCCGACGACCGGCACGGCGTTTTTCGGGCCACGCTTCGACCATTCCGGCGGCAGCAGCTTGGGGCTTCTCATCGAGGA